CTACGCCAGCTACAAGCTGAATACTATTCTTTACTTGTTAATCACGACAAACTTTATGCAAAAGTAGTAGAGCAACAAGCTGAAATTGATACCTATAAGTTACAAAATAATAGTCAAATTGATGCCCATAGGTATAAACCAGTAGCGTTTATGTGTCTAACAGATGAGGAAATAGCAAAAGTTGCTAAAGATTTTTTCTTATCTGAATATGTGCCATATGATTTTGTAAGAGCAATACTAAGAAAGGCACAAGAGAAATGAATATCTTAGTAAATACCCTTGTAGAGAATGAAGATGGATCTGCTGATGTAGAATTAGAATTAGATGAAGAAGCAAAAATTCTACTTATTGGCGAAGGATTTCTATCTATCGTAAAAGAATGGATAGAATTACATAAAAATGACAACAAAAAAGCAGAAAGAACAGTATGATCGCATGGCGAGATTTGGCTGTGTCTTATGCTTCTTTCTCGGATTTGGGGGCGGTATTGATGGCAGCGGAACACCAGCAGAAATACACCATATCAGAAGAACCAGACCCAGAAAAGACAGCCCTGCTATCCCACTCTGTCCAGAGCATCATCGAGGCGATACCGGCATTCATGGACTTGGAAGAAAGCGATTCGAGGCTGAATACGATATTACGGAAGAAGATTTACTTGAGATCCTCACAGAATCACTAGATTACCATTGGGAAGTGGTAGACGATGGTGTGATGATGGGGAGTCTTATACAGTAGTAAAAACCCTAGATTTTGTGTAAAATGGTGCAATGCAACAAGGAGATAACCATGTACGATTACACCGAACTATTTGAAAACATTAGCTATTTTTGCAAAAGCGTTCAACAAGTTAATGAATTTTGGTATAACGCTATTGTTTCAAGCTACAAAGATTTGCTAAAGCTCTAAGCCATCGAACCCAAGCTCGTGTGCGACCATCTTGCATCGAGTACGAAACGGCTTACCATGTTGCGCCCATTTATCTCCTTTTAAGCGGTAAAAACTCATGTGTACCATTTCATGGGAAAGTGTTGTGAGCATCGTGTAATAGTGTCCGCAACGAGCCGATGAGATAGTAATTGTATGCTCGTATTCTTCGCCTGTATCATGCATATATGTGCCAAGGGCATCAGGATCTGGGATGATTTGAAAATCCACAGTTTCAGGCAAAGGCATATTCCATTTCGTAAATGGGTATAGGCAACATAAGCTACTGTATGCATGACGAATTGCCTGTGGAGTTAATTTCATACCTTGTTAATACATCCTCTGAATTCAAACTCATCCTCACCAGATACCATGACTAGCTCTGGCATTAACATTCTGCCATTTTCCCATGACAATAAAACAAATCCAGATCGCCAATCCACAGGCGCATCTTCTGTATAATGGACAAAGGCATCAGAATGAATATCAGCCAAAGTACCAGTTTGAACACCCCATCTTGTACCCATGTTAAAAGCAGGGGAAAGATCGGTAATCGGAAAAGCGGATAAATTGTGGGTATGACCACAGATATAGTTGATACCCGAATTCAGGGCATTGCTCCTTGTAGCCCCAAATCCACCCTTCCATCGGTGTTTGATACAGGTATCTTCATTGACCCAGAATGACCAGCATGATTTCCACATTGGGAAATGGTCTTTGAGGGAAAATCCTAGTATGCCTTCGTATGTCGCTGCACCAGAGTTTGACAGAAATGTTTCAAAACGAGCATCATGATTGCCAAGACACCAAATTAGAGGAGTATCTTTACGAGCAGCCTTTTCAATTCCTGTCATAAATTCCTGACAAGCCTCAAGTTCTTCTTTGACTGTAGGAGTTTGCGACCAATTGATTCGCTTATGTGCGCTATTCTGAGATCCATCAAACATATCACCATTCGCCACAATCGCCTTGAGTTCACCTTTGAATGCTTTAATCATGACTAAAAGTGCTTTATAAGCGGTAGTCACTTCTCCGGGTTGAAAGTGTGCATCAGAGAATACTATGACTCGACCTTTATCTGGAATCTCAATTCCTCTACGAACATGACCTGAGGTTTGGTCAATCTTCTTAATATTGGTTCTACCAGTAGACTGTGGATTAAAGGTAGGAAGTTCTATTTCATATTTGAGTTCCAAAGCCCTTCTTCTAGCATGAACAGATCGGATGCCCATCTTCAATGCTCTTGATACTCTGTCAGGACTACCTAATTCTTTCCAACAACTAATAAACTGCTCATCTGTAGCAAGGTAATTAGACATATAGCTCCTATTAGAAGTAAGCACATCTTAATGTATTTATATTTAAATTCAATGTCTTATTGATGAAAAATCGTAATATATGTTAAGATGCCCACAAAAGATGTAGGTTCATTATGGAGAAAACTCAAAAGAATTCAGTAGGCAGACCTTCAGACTATTCAGAAGAATTGGTCGAGGAAATCTGTTTACGCATTTCTTTTGGAGAAGGACTCGTCAAGATTTGTAAGGATGAGCATATTCCGTCAAGAAGTACAGTAATGCGATGGTTGCTCAACAATAAAGAATTTCAAGACAAATACGCACAGGCACGAGAAGCTCAAGCGGATTATCTTCTGGAAGAACTATTAGACATTGCGGATGATAAATCTGGTGATACCTATGAAGATGCCAAAGGTAATATCAAAGTAGATCATGAGAACATCAATCGTTCTCGCCTAAGAGTTGACACAAGGAAATGGGTTATTGCTAAACTTGCACCGAAGAAGTATGGTGACAAGGTTGCTTTAGATCCTGAACAAATTGTGCAATATATTACAAAAGGCACTCTGCCCGAATAATGATCGAAATCGTTGAGTTAAATTTGCCCATCTTACATAAAGGGCAAGAAGAACTATATGCTCAACGAAAGCAATTGAATGCGGTTCGTTGCGGTAGACGATGGGGCAAGACTAAATTTCTTGAAAGACTCGCTGGCGATGGAGTCATGAAGGGTAAGAAAGTTGGAGTATTTGCTCCTGAAAACAAACAGTTACAAGAACCTTGGGAACATATCAGGGATGCGCTAAATCCCATGCTCAAGTCATTTAATCGTAATGAAGGGCGAATGACTGCCAAGAATGGTGGAATATGCGACTTCTGGATTCTCAATGACAATGAACTTGCTGGTCGTGGTCGAGAGTATGATCTTGTGCTGATTGACGAAGCAGCGTTTACCAAGACTCCTCAAATGATTGACATCTGGCACATGGGCATAAAGCCAACCATGCTGACTACCAGAGGAAAGGCATGGATCTTCTCAACTCCGAATGGGGCTGATCCTGATAACTTCTTCTATAGGATTTGCAATGACCCAGAAATGGGCTTTAGTACTTTCCATGCGCCCACGATTAATAATCCTTATGTCCCTGCGGATGAGCTAGAGAAAGAAAGACAGCGTAACCATCCAATGGTATTTCGTCAGGAATATTTGGCTGAGTTCGTGGATTGGTCTGGTGAGGCATTCTTCCCAATTGATAAGTTGCTCATAGATGGTAGACCGATGCTCATGCCAGATGTTGTGGATGGTGTATTTGCTGTCATAGATACTGCTGTTAAGGGTGGATTAGAACACGATGGAACAGCGATCATATATTGCGGTGTGAATAAATTCTATGGTCAACCACTCATTATTCTGGATTACGACATCATTCAAATTGATGGTGCAATGTTGGAAAACTGGATGCCAAGCGTATTTGCACGATTAGAAGAACTCGCTGTCATGACTAAATCTCGTACTGGCACTCAAATTGGTGTGCATATCGAAGATGCTGCTGCGGGTGCAATACTATTACAACAAGGTAGGATCAGAGGATGGAATACCCATGCGATTGATTCGACTTTGACCTCGCAAGGTAAAGATGTCAGAGCCTTGGATGTTTCAGGTTATTACCATCAAGAGAAGATTAAAATCACCGAATATGCGTATGACAAGACTGTAACATTCAAAGGATCAAATCGAAATCATTTGCTTACACAGATCGCAAACTTTAGAATGGGCGATAAAGATGCGTACAAAAGACCAGATGACTTGCTTGATGCTTTTGTGTATAGTTTAGCCATTGGTGTCGGTGACAAATATGGCTATTAAGGGAAACTAATGTCTGATATATCAATTAATAGTACTTATTTAAACAACAGCCTGATGAACCTGTTGACCTCTGGCGAAATCCAACCGGGGGATCAAGCAGGCTATGACCTATGCAAAGCACTCTGGGAATACCATCCATTGGGTGGCAAACTGGTCGAAAAGCCAGTAAGACTAGCATTATCTAAGCCTAGAGTATTAACGATTGATGCTCAACCAAAAGAAATTTTAATCGAAGCATTTCAGAAAGAATGGGACAAACTCGGTGCTACTAACCATATTCGTGATGTTATGTTTATTAATCGCACTTATGGTGCTGGTGGAATTGTCGTTGGTGCTGACGAAATCCCAACGACTGAACCTATTGACCCTTGGACTCTGCCTGATCTTCATTTATATTTTAATCAGTTAGATCCGCTTAACATGGCTGGCTCGATTGTTACGAACCAGAACCCAAATGCGCCTGACTTCCAGAAACCTCTTGCTTATACTACTGTTGCTGGTCAGCCTTACCATCCTAGTCGGTCTGTCGTGGTATTTAATGGAACACCTATTTATTTATCTTTTCAGTCCTCGGCATTCGGGTATACAGGGCGGTCTGTTTTCCAGAGGGCTGTCTATCCTCTGAAATCGTTCATTCAGTCTATGGTTACGGATGACTTGGTTACTTTCAAAGCTGGTCTATTAATCAGCAAACAGAAACCATCAGGATCTATTGTTAATCGTCTGATGCAACAAGCTGCGGGAATTAAGCGCACCTACTTGCAAGAAGGCACAACAGGAAATGTATTATCCATTGATATTGATGAGTCAATTGAATCATTAAATTTGACCAATACTAATACAGCGATGACAACCGCAAGAGATAACATCATTGCCAACATTGCCGCTGCTTCTGATGTCCCCGCAATGCTCCTAAAAGACGAAGCCTTTACTCAAGGATTTGGTGAAGGTACAGAAGATTCCAAAGCAATTGTTCAATATATTGATGGCATTCGTGAAGATATGCGGACTTTGTTTGACTATTTCGACAGAATCGTAATGCATCGGGCATGGAATAAAGAGTTGTATGCTGGCATTCAGAATAAGTATCCAGATATTTATGGTTCGATGAGCTATGAACAAGCGTTCTATAGTTGGAAAAACTCATTTAAACCTACATGGGAATCTCTCATGGAAGAACCACCTAGTGAAAAGGTGAAAGTTGAGGACATTAAGCTCAAAGGTATTACAGAATTTATGCGTACCATGTTACCAGTAATTGATCCCGAAAATAGGGGTCGATTGATCCAATGGGCGCAAGATAATGTTAATGAAATGCCAGATATGTTCCAAAGCTCTTTGCAGTTGGATACGGAAGCTATTGGCGAATATGAGATTCCAGAAGCCGAACAAGGCAATCTGCCTAAACTTGCTTAATCATGCGATTACTGAATAAATCAACTGGTCGTTTTATTAATGTACCATCCGCTAGATTAGCGGTAGCCCTGATTCGTTCTGACGAATATATGTTCATCAACGATGACTTTAAAGAGTCAGAGCATCCAAGGGATGAGGATGGCAAGTTTACATCTTCAGGTGGATCAAGTGGACATCATGATATTGAGCCTTATGGAAAAAATACGGCTAAAGAAGAAACAGTAACAATTACCAAACCTAATGGAAAAGAAATTGTACAAACTAGAGCATCTGTAATAAATTCATTAAAGCCATCAAAACAATTAAAAAATGGTGGTTATATTGACCATAATGGATTTGAACATTCACCTAATTTAAATGAATCACAAAGAGCCGTAGAGAATGGATTTTATACGGAGATCCTAAAAAATACTCCAAAGCTAATCGCTGACTACAAAGCTAAATTTAAAAACAAAATTGATCCAGATGATGTCAAGCGACTAGATCCAAACTTTGATAAAGATTCTTCGTTGGCTGCTGCGGTTCATGAGCCAAGCTCTTACTTATCCAAAGTAATTTGGAATCAAGCACTCAAAGAGAAAAAAGAAAGAGGTGATACTTCTCCAGTTCTCTTTACTGCTGGTGGATCTGGCTCTGGTAAATCTGAAGCTGGTGAGTTGGCTAAAGCAATCATTGGTGCTGAAGAAGATCCTTTAACTTTTGATTCTGTTCTGGGCAACTTTGATAAATCAACAAAAAAGATTGATGAAGCTCTACAAGCTCAAGACGGAAAGATTGATATTGTTTATACCAATGCTCCATTAGAGTTAGCAGTATTACTCAATATGAAGCGTAGCCGAACTGTTAAGCTAGATACCCAGATTGAGGCGCACTTCGCTGCATCTGAAAATATTCGCAAGTTGGCAGAGCATTACAAGAATAATGATCGTGTCAAAATTACTGTTGTCAACAATACAGGAGATCCACCCGATTTAGCAGAAGGATCTCTAGCTGATGTTCCAACCTACAGCGACAGAGAAAGCATTCGTAAAAGGTTAGTTGCCCATGCTGAACATTTAGTTAAGAATAACTTAATCAAAGACAAAGAGGGCAACCTGATTCCAGACCCAGAGAAGCGACTCAAACTTCTTCTGGGCTAGTACCGATTACGCAACAACCGCTTTGCTGCTGACAACCGCAACTCATCCTCTGGAGTATTTAGCATCGGAAGGATTGACAAGGCTTTGACCATCATCTTTAAAGCAAACTTGTCAGAGTTGCCAGCAATGCATAAATCAGCATACTTCTTTGGATTATTTTTTTTCAAATCCTGATAATAAGTTCCCATCATAGTTCCTTTCGTTATCTCGCTACATTACCAACTAAATTACCATCCATAATTTCAAACAAAACGGCTTTGGCTCTGTTTAGCGTTTGTCTAGCTCTTTCATTCGCACCCACAGCCAGTTCTTCTTGAGCATCACTCATCAAACCAGCAACAACCATATTTGCACCAGAAAGCTGATAGCTAATATTTTGTTGGATCTGAGCAATGAACTCTTGAATGTCACAGCCATAACATTGCTGATCGAATTCTGAAATCATGCTGCACCCCCAATCAAGACACCATAGTTACGATCAAGACCTGCCATGATTCTTTCTGCACGAACCGCCCCGAACACACGCTGCAAAAATGGGAATGGTTCGCATGGGATCTGCACTCTGTTTCCGAACCCACGAACTACCAAAACTGCTTCCATGATTAACTCCTTTATTGATGATTAACACTACATTTATATGTTAATGCTTATTAGGTATAGATGCAAATATATTTGATGGGTTTGTTGTTTGTGTGCAAAAACAACACTTTAAGTAAATAGATTTGACACTTATGCTATATAGGTATAATATTAAATTGTTCATTAACTCTCACGAAAGGATAAAAAATGAACCTATTGATCGCTGAAAAAGTTGGCGGTTCTTTCCAAAAAATCGGTGTCATGAATGGCGATGAGTTGCTTACAGATTGTTTGCTTGCTGTCGGTCTTGCCTACAATGCCAAAAGGTTTTTTGAAGGTGATTCGGCAGCAGTTTCTCTCGACTACCAGTTAGAGGGCATTGAATACAGAGTTTCTAAGTTTTTTTAGTAGTTCAACCACGAAAGGAGTTGTTATGAATGATGTAAAAACTGGCGGTGAAACTGGTTTTGGTATCGTCAATGGAAAATGGTTTGGCGATAGTCGGATTTGTTTATCAGTTTTATATTTTGATAATCCTGATGATGCTGATGCTGTAGCTCTCAAAGTCAAAGAACAGGGTAGATCCTACAATGGTGGATGGTTTGATGGAATGCCTTGTGGCAGAGAGCCAGCCAGAGATTACAAGGATAGTCAGGGCATTCAATGGTATGCGGTAAGTTGTTAAACAAGCCCCTTCGGGGGCTTTGCGTTTTTACAACACTTTATAAAATAAATCTGTACTGTATGCTAAATTGGTATATACTGAAAGTGTAATAAATAACTCTCGAAAGGAAACAAAATGATCTTCGCACTAATCGCCCTCGCTGTCTTGGTCTTGGTTGTTTATCCAATGTATATGGAATCAATCGAAGGTTTGGTAATCTAATCCACGAAAGGAAAAATCATGAAAGAAGTCGAAGTTTGGGGTGGCAAAAAAGTAATGGCATTTCAGGATGCTGACTTGTTTGACAAAGCTCCGATCCTAGCTGCTGCCGAGCAAATCTGGTATCAGGAATGGATCAAGTCTGGTGTTGGTGATGTCGGTACTTGCTGTGGTGGTAAAGGCATTCAGGTTTATTACATTGGCAAGGGTAAAAGAAATTACAGCCAGAAACTTGTAGTGCCTTGCAGTTTTGTACAGGGTAATGTGGCTGCTGCGGTATCAGTCAAACCAGTACTAGAGTTTTTAGCTAGAAATGGCATCGAAGGTTCGTATTACGATGGTTGGATGGATTGATTATGGAATATCCAATTGGTACAAAATACAAAACTAGGGGCAAAGCCCCTAGGCTTTGTGAAGTTGTAGATATTTTAAAAACCTACAACTCCAAGGGCGAACTGGTGAAAACTCGATATGTTGCAACTCACAGTTTTATGGGTCAAACAGTTACGGATTACGATGTTGTAAAAACAACAATAGCAATGGGAATAGAAATAAATAGTTGACATTATTCTAAATAGGTATATTATTAAGTTGTAGTCTTAATCAATCACGAAAGGATTAAAGATGGAAAAGCAAATTAGTCGTCATGCTGGTGCTGCCAAAATGATTCGTCAGTTTATGAAGTCAAAAGGCATCGCTGGTAGTGTGCGTAGCAAAAGCTACAGTATGGGCAGTAGCATTAATGTTGATGTGATGGATCTGCCACCAGCGCAGTATGCTGAGTTGGTTGCGTATGTTGCTCAGTTTGAGTATGGTCATTTTGATGGAATGATTGACTATTACGAAATGGACAATGTTCGGGATGACATTCCACAAGTCAAGTATGCCTTTGTTAATAACAAAATGAGTGATGAGTTGGGCGAGAAGATTTACCAGTTCATCAAAGGTTATTACGCTGGCATGGAAGGTTCGCCAGATAGCTTTAAAGAAGCTCACAGCTTTTATAACCAGAATTTTAATGGTTATGCTAGTCATCTGGTTTACCAGTTGTTTGCTGGTGGTTATATGAGAAACCAGTACTATGATTTTGTAGCAGAACAAAAAGCAGCTTAATCCACGAAAGGAAAAAAAATGCAGATCGAAAACTTAAAATGTGTAATAGAAGGTTACGAATGTGAATTAGATTTTTCTGAAGAATGGTCTGATTGCATTGTTGTAAAAGGTGACTATAGTGGTAGTTTGCAATTCTTAGAATCTTATGGATATTTAGAGAATTACAAAAATGAAATGCAAATTAAAGTACCAGAAAGAGTCATTAATAAGATTGAAAGTTGGGCTTTAGCTAACGGATATTAATTAACATACGAAAGGAATTAAATCTTCTGATATTTACTTAAAGGAACTAGAGGATAGTTCTGGTGGTGATCCCTCTAACAAGGACAGAAAATGAAATATTAATATGAGTATTACTAAGAAACGCAATAGGGGCAGCCTTGGGGTTGTCCCTTTACCTACCGAAATTATTGGTGCAAGGGGTGAATTATCACAATCTAAAGCTGCTAGTTTGATTTATACTACTCAAGCAAGATGGAGTAATTACGAAACTGGCAAGAGCAGAATGCATCCTTGTGCATGGGAATTATTCTTAATTAAAAGGAGTAATTATGGCAACATCATTTGAAGAAGCAAAAAAGAAATGGCTTGAGAAAGTTGGTGACAAGTCATGGGATGAGCTTTACAACGAAGAAGAAGCCCGAAAAGATGCGAAGGTGAGAGAGCTTATGACACCTGAATACATTGACAATTGGGGCAAATTGCCTGAAGGCGATGAATGACATTTTTTGAAGTATTGACCGCTGCCGTCAATGACATTATTGAGCATGGGTTCGATTCACAAGATCGAATTGATGAATGGCTCAAGAAAATCAAAGAGGCTGCTGAGAAAGAGCTAATTCCTGATTGGAAAATGAATCAGGAAATGGAAAAGGCTTTGACAACAGCATTTAATCGTCTGGTGGTTAAGGGCGGTCTTATTAACAAAAATGTTACAAGATTTACAGTAGATAGATTAAAGCCTACCCTACGATCTGAACTGGATCGTAGGATCATGGCTTCCGCTAATCTGATTAAATTAAATAGAGAAAAGAATATCGCTGATGTATTACAGCGTTTTCAAGGATGGGCTACATCTATTCCTTCTGGTGGCTCAAAGGCAGTAGATAAAGTAAAAGAAAAACAAGCTATTAAAAAATCATTAGGCAAAATGCCTTTTGAGCAACGCAGAGTGGTAATAGATCAAACTCACAAATTAATTGCAAACATTAATGACATCGTAGCCGTTGATGGTGGCGCAATTGCTGGTCAATGGCATTCGCATTGGAAACAACCAAACTATAACTATCGTAAAGATCACAAAGAAAGAGATAATAAAATTTATGTGATCCGAGGTAATTGGGCATCAGAAAAAGGTTACATAAAACCAATTAATGGTTATACCGATGACATTACAACCCCCGGTGAAGAAGTTTATTGTCGTTGTTCTTACAAATACATATATAATCTAAAAAAATTGCCAGTAGAAATGCTGACAAAAAAGGGTGAGGAAGCGTTACAATCCGAAAAACAACAGTAGGTTAGTCTATGCCATTTCAATCTGAGCAACAAAGAAAAGCGATGTATGCTGCTGCTTCAGGCAAGAGCAATATCGGAATACCTCAGGAAGTGGCTAAAAAATTCATTAAGCATTCAGAAGATAGCGAAGAAGAATCAGCCGAACAATGGCTTGAAAGAATATTACTCGCTGAAATGCTAAAGCAAGACAACTCTGGCGATTTCCCAGAAGAACCAACTTTACTGTCAACCCCAGAATTCAAGAAAGATAGCGAAGTTACTGTTCGCAATGGTAGAGAGCAACTTAAACCTATTCAAAATGAAATAGCGCAAATTGCTCAACTTATTACCGAATACAAAAAAGACCAAAATATGGCAGTACCTCGCTTTGGTGAAGATTCCGAAGCATGGGAAACCAAAGAAGGCAAAAACAAAAATGGTGGCTTAAATGAAAAAGGTCGTGAGTCATACAATAAAGAGCATGGTGCACACTTAAAAGCACCACAGCCAGAGGGCGGTTCAAGAAAAGCATCTTTCTGCGCCAGAATGAAGGGCATGAAGGAAAAACTGACTTCTAGCAAAACAGCCCATGATCCAGATTCTAGAATCAATAAATCATTGAGAAAATGGAAATGCGATGATGATGTTGATACTTTGAAAGAAGGATTAATCAAAGTAATAGATGAATTAGAAAAATATGTTGATGCCGATCCTTGTTGGGAAGGCTATACCCAATATGGTATGAAAGAAAAAAATGGCAAGCAAGTGCCAAATTGCGTACCAGATGCTAAAGATGATGCAGCGGATTTAGTGGCTAGTGAGCCTTTAGTCAAAATGCCAGTATCAAATAATGGTGGCGCAAAAGGTCGTGCGGCAGGAATTATGTTTGTTACTGCTGAAGGCGAAACCCTATTAATTCGCAGAGGCAATGGCGGTGACTTCCCCGGTACTTGGTGTGTCCCCGGTGGTCATCAAAATGAAAAAGACAGTAGTTTAGAAGAAGCAGCTCGTAGAGAATGTTTTGAAGAAACAGGTCTTAAATACGATGGCAAGCTAGAAGTATTATATGACGATGGTCAGTTTTGCACCTATATCGCTAGAAATGTCAAAAAAGAAGCTGTTACTCTAAATTACGAGTCTACTGGCTATGATTGGTGTAACTTAGAATGCCCACCACTACCACTTCACCCCGGTCTGGACATTGCTTGCCGAATTGCAAGTGCAAAAACAGAAACCGATGTAGCAAAATTGATGATGGAAGGCTTGATTCCAAGTCCTCAGATGTATGCCAACATTATGTTATTGGCAATCCGTATTACTGGTACAGGTCTGGCTTACCGAGGTTCGATTGGTGAAAATGTTTGGAGAGATCCATCACTTTATTTAAATCAACAATTTTTGGAAAGATGTAATGGCTTGATGGTCATTATGGATCACCCAGATACGCAAGTATTGACATCAAAAGAATTTAAAGATCGTGCAGTTGGAAGTATTATGCTGCCATATATCAAAGGCGATGAGGTCTGGGGCATCGCAAAAATATACGATCAAGATGCAGTAAACGAGATTTGTGAGGGCGAAATAAGCACCTCACCTTCCGTAGTATTTGACAATACTGCGGGAAACACTACACTTACAACTGAGAATGGAGATCCACTCTTGATTGAAGGTGTGCCATTCCTTTTAGATCATATAGCTATCGTAACGAAAGCTAGAGGTTCTAAAGGGGTATGGGACAAGGGCGGAGATCCCGCTGGAGTATTACTAACTAACCCTGAGGTGTCTGATATGACTGAGAAAATGATTGAGCCAAAGGCAGATGCCCAAGGCGAAAAACTTGATGCAATTCTGGCTGCTCTTGGCAACTTGGCTGCTCGTGTTGATAGCATGGAAAAAGATTTACCTGCTGCTCCACTAGTAACCGCTGCTGACAAGAAAAAAGCTCGTAAAGATGATGATAAGATGGCTAAACATCGTAAAGATGACGATGAAGAAGCTATGTGCGATGATGAAGAAGAAGAAGAAGCTAAGATGGATGATGAGTCTGAAGCTAAAGCTAAAAAATTCATGATGCGTAAAGCTAAAAAAGATGCTGAAGGATCTGATCCTGTTGAGCATGGTAAAGCTGGCGAAATTAAGCCAGATAACGAAGGCGAAGTTGAAATGCCTGCTGGCGAAATGAACTTCAAGAAAGATGATGACGAAGAAGCCATGTGTGACGATGAAGAAGAAGCTGCTAAAAAAGATGAAGAAGAAGCTAAATATGCTGATGCACAAGCTAAAGCTGATTCTGTCTATGCTGCTTTCGGTAAATCTGCTTCTCGCCCATTAGCTGGTGAAAGCCTCTTGTCATACCGCAAGCGTATGGCTCGTGGTTTACAAGCATATAGCGATGCTTATAAAGATGTTAGTTTGGCTTCTATCAAAGATGCTAAATTGTTGGCTATTGCTGAAAAACAGATTTATGCTGATGCTTTGATGGCTGCTAAGTCACCAACAATGTACGCTGCTGACCAATTGATTGAGATTCATGAGAAAGATCGTGCTGGTCGTACTATCACTAAGTTCAAAGGCTCTATGGAAGCATGGTTAGGTGACTTTAAAGTTCCTTCCCTTCGTGCCAAGTCTTTTAACCTTAACAACAATCAAAGATAAGGAATAAATTATGTCAGCACAAATTTCTATTCAACCAATGGTAACAACCAATGCGAGTGGTTTGTTTAACACAAACTCCGCTGGTTTTACCCAAGGCGATGCATTAGATGATCCAGCAGTTAAGTTCTACTTGGCAGGTGGTGTATTATCAACCGCTGCTTCTACCCCAATCTGGGGTGGTTTGCCAATCCAAGAATTTTCAACAACTGGTCAATCAGGTGTATTTTCTGGAAATGTTCAACCCGGTACTAATACACTAGGTTCAACAATCCTTTTGGCAACTGCTTCAGCAGTTCCAACAGGTATTTCTGTATTTAACCAAGCATATGCAGGTATCACTACTCCACAGAGTACTGCTCCTTTGTATAGCCCCGGTATGTCTGTAAACTTCTATCGTTTCGGTAGCGGTGCAAGAATCCCTCTCGTTCTTGATCCATCTTCATTGTCAATCAATGGCGAGTTGATTAGCACTACTGTTTATTTTGACTACACCAACAACTGGGTCACAGTAAACAACCCCGGCACTCAAGCAGCTTTCCCTGTGAAAGTATTGCAAGTAAGCACCAGCGGTAATAAGACAGTTTCGTACAATAGCGGAACTGGCAATGCCAACTGGATTTATAACCAAAATGTGGCTCTTTGCCTAATTTAATAAAGGAATATTACTATGTCAGGCTTTGCACCCTCATTTGTAACAGTAAATCCGCATTACATGATGCCTGAACTGATTATGCAGTACAGTTTGGCTTCTGGTGCTTTCACAACCCTCGCAACTGAAAATCCAATGCCTCGCCTTGGAGAAGCAGATTTGTATGTATACGCTAAGAAAGTTCAGTTGACAACGCAAGTTGCAGCTAACCAATCTCAGCAAAACCAATTGCCAAGCGCATCTGTTATCCCTTCGATGATTAGCACCGCTACTTATCGCTTACAGACTCGTGCCCAGTATGACAACTTCGATGAAGCTGCTACTGGCGCATGGGGCTACGCATTGCCACAAGCTATGCGTTTAGCAGCTCGTCAAGGTATTGCACAGCAATTGCGTAACGCACTTCTCTATGGCTACAATCCAGCTAATGGCGAAGGCTTGCTCAATACTTCTGGTGCTACTACTCAATCTTTAGGTTCTGATACCAATGGCAATACTGGTTACAGCACTTGGGATAGTGGTCAATTAGCTCAGTATTTGTTGAACATGATTGGCGCATTGAAGGTTCGTACACTTCAAATCGGTCAACCATTACGCTTAGTTTTCCTTGCTCCACAACGCTTCATTAGCCAAATCTCTTACTCTGGTGTAGTGTCATTGACACAATTCCAACGTATCGGTGCAGGTGTTGAAACCGCTGCTGGCTTGGTAGAAACTGTTGCTCAATGGGCGGGTGGCGATGATGTTTCATTCGCTGCTGATGACACTTTGATTGGTCAAGGTGCTGGTGGTACTGATGCGATCATCTTGATTGCTCCAGAACTCAAGATTCCTAAGGCTAACTCACAAATCAATACCAACATTTTTGCATCTTTGACACCAAATCAAACTGCAACTTCATTGATGTTGACTGATGTGTCTGCTCCTACAGAGATTCCTACTCCTATCGCTGATGGTGGTATTACTACCCTCTACACGATGCGTAGCACCTCTGGTTGGGGTATTCGCCCAGAAGCATTGACAATTCTGTCCGCTGCTTACTAAGTATTAAAAGTTTTGAACAAAAGACCACCTTCGGGTGGTTTTTTGTTATAGTTATAAAACCTTTGTGTGATGCCAAAGATGCTTTAAAAGGGAGAGTCGGGTTTCTCAAAAGGAAACCGCATCATCGGCTCTCCCACCCTTTCGGGAGAATTTTATGGAACTTTTTATAGCAAATTGCAGTAAACAAGAGCATGACTTTACCTATATGCTCATCGAAAATCCACGACCATTTCACCATAAAATTCGTGCTGGCGCACAAATGGAAATTAATGGTAGCCAAGATGAAGTGGATCATATTATTAAGCAACATTCACTTTATGGCATGATGGAAGCAACAAAAGTCAAAAAGGGATTTGGTGGTATTTGTTATCGAATTGATAAGCCAGTTAGCGTTGAAGCTATTGAAAATGGTTTAGATCAACGAGATCAAGAAATGATTGATCGTGCTTTGGAAGCTCGTAAAATCACCGCTGCTGCTGCCGATCAGATTTTGTCTAATAAAGCTCAAGAAATGGGTTTAAAGCAAAAAGCTGGTTTGGAAGTAGAAGTGGTAGAGGAAAAGAAAAATGCTGCTGATAATGAGCCTAAGTTCAACCAAACCATCGAAGTCATTCGTGATGGAGTTGAACCGGGTAAAAGTCGAGGCAGACCAAGAAAAGCATGATTTTTATTTAATTGTTGGGTAAAATCCGCTTATGAGTGATCCCATTACAAATCCCCCTTCATTAACAGGCTTTATTGCTTGGACTAGGGCTGTAATGGGAATCCCTAGTACTGCCATATCTGATACCGATCCCGGTTATGCTTATGCTTATGCAGTAGCTTTAGATTTAGTACCAACAGATTTTGCTAGTACTTCCCCTGATATTTATACATTGACTGTGTATAACTTTGGGGGAAGCAATCTATTACAATGGCAACAAGATTATGTTGGTCAGACATTTTTTGCGGATGCCAGAAAATCATATAACATTAATGGCTTCGTAGCAGGGGTTGTAACAAGCGCAGCGGATAGTTCAACTAGTGAGGCATTAGTCGTTGGAAAAGGCTTGCAGAACCTCGATTTAATCAGTTTACAAGCCATTAAAAACCCTTATGGTCGTCAAGCTATGGCTTTCATGCAAGCTCTTGGAACTCTTTGGGGATTAACTTGAAATTGCATCTGGGGGTTGTGGATGTCCCAGAACCAGCAGGTGGAACAACTTACACAGTAGGTAAACAGTTAGAAGAAAACTATGGTCTTTTCTCTGCTTTTTATGGTTTTGAAGAAAAGAAAATAGCATCTTTAATTGAGGAAGATATTGGTAATGCAATGGAATCTTATCTTTCTGGTAATGGCTTTCCAAAAAGTGTATTTGGCGATTCCACTAGCGAAATAGATCATTTATTTAAGGATTTTTTAAGTACACAGGAAGCTGAAAGAGTTTTAGAACCCGGTTCGGAAAAGTTCCCTGTTCCAACAAAAGCTGCTCTTGAAGGCAAATCCTTACGCTTAAAAGGCGGTAAAAAAATCCGTAAAGTTAAAAAAGGTCAAGAATACGAAACTGTTACTGGAAATCGTAGACCTTCGTTTATTGATACTGGCATTTTTGAAGCATCTTTTAAATCTTGGATTGAATAATGGCAACAGTAGCGGAAAGTGCAGCATCTAAAACCGAACTAGGCTCTGGATTAGCGCAAGGAGTCAACACTCTATCGCTTAACCAAACTGTCACATTTACGCTTTATGTCAAATTAGTATTACCTCTAGATGGTTATGTATTCTGGGTTAATGCCTCGTTGTTAACGGATTCTGCCCTTTATAACGCATCGCAATACAACAGATTGCTATATAACAACTACCCTGAAGGCATTCCAGCTAGACAAGTCGTTGCTCAAGGTTCTTTCCATGTAAGTCAAGAAGTACATCAATTGGCTGAAAGAACAACTGTTTACAACCATGTAATGTTCACCTCTTTACAGCCAATTCAGGATTTTAACCTTGTAAACCCACAATTTTTGTACATCGCAAATTACGATGGTTACAAATATGCGTTTAGCCGTAGAGATAGTTTTTATAAACAAGCTGATTTATATCATTATCGTGGAGATACTGTTTATTCAATAATGAGTAATCAGATTATTGATACGATGACAGGATTTGATGCAAATAGCGTAATTGTGTCAAATAGCCTACCAATTTGGCTTGGTTTAAATCAATTTTTCCCAATGTATCCTTCATATTTGGTGGATCAAAATTTACCCCCTGTTTACGCTGCGGTGGATATAGACCCTGCAAAAACAACCGCTTTACAAGATTTTCCACTTTTAGATCCCGAATCTAATCCTTTTCAACTTGTCAAAGATACAGTCAAAATTGACATTTTTGGCATCAGAAATCATGATGCCCTTAATTTTGTAAACTATGTTTTAGATTACAGTCGAAATACTGGAAATATTGGCTTGATGAATATGCCAGTAATACAAGACGAAAAAGTTACTCAACCAGAATTAGAAATTATTGCTCAGAAAAAAACCATTACTTTTGAGGTCAGTTATTACCAAACTACAGTCAATAATGTGGCTAGACAACTAATAGAACACGCATTTATTTCCCTTACCGAAGGGACTGTTCCAAGTTAAAATATCGTAGTAAGATGTTTTTATTTCAACAAGTGTAAAAAGGAGTCACAAATGGCTATTACTTCAAATCCAGCAGTTATCAATGGTGCAGCTATTACAGCACAAGGCATCAATACTTTCCTAAATATTTCTGCTGCTACAGCTATCAAATCTAGCAAAGGTCGCATTGTTAATGTCAATGTAACTACTGCTGGTTCTGGCAATGGCGCAATTTATGACCATGCTACTACTTCTGGTACTGGTGCAACTAACTTAGTTGCAGTTATTCCAGACACAATTGGTTCTTATTTAATCGACTTCCCATGCGCTAATGGTATTGTTATTACTCCGGGTACTGGAATGGTTGTTTCTGTTAGCTTTAATTAATTAGGGGGCTAATATGCCAAATATTGTCAATGTAGTTGTCACTCAACAGGTGGCAAACACACCAAGTAATTTGCAACAAACTGGTGCGTTTGTTTCTCAAGGTGGTACAACTTTAAATACAGGAACTACTCAGCTTTTAACTAGCTTGAGCAGTTTAACAAGCATTCTTAGACCTAGCACTACTATTGCAGCAATCTCTTGGGAATCTAATTTTGTTACAGTTACAACAAGTGCGCCACATGGAGTTCCATCTGGCGATACTGTTCAAATAGTTATTTCTGGTGTAACACCATCTGGATATAACGGAACTTTTGCTGGTACATCTACAGGTACTAATAGCATTACTTATCCTTTGACTAACAATCCCGGTAGTGAAACTGTACTTGGTACATTTCAGCTTTATGCAGCTATCGAATTGCAAGCAATGGCAAATACTTTTTTTGCTCAAGGCGCAACGACCCCAGTTTATGTTTTGGAATTGGGCGCAAATACTGTAGCTAATGGTGTAACTGAATTAGAAGCCTACATTACAGCTAATTTAGGAAATACTACTTCTTCACCAACTCCACAGTTTTATAGCTATTTATTGCCTAACGAATGGGATGCTACCGATGCTCAAACAATGGCAAAGTTATATGAAGGTACAACTGCACAAGTTTATTTTTATGTGACTACAACCCTAGCAACTTATACAGGTTGGGAAGGCATTAAATCTGTTTTAGCAACTGTACAAAGCCCTTCTGCCCCTATTACAGAGTTTAGCGCAGCAGCTCTTTTCTGGGCTTCTTTAAGCTATAACCCAAGCGCAACTAACTTGGCTCATCCTTTTGAATATACTTATTTATATTCTGTAACACCATACAGCACTTTAACTAATACGCAACAAACTCAGTTATTGGCTGCTGGTGTTAACTGGGTTGGTACTGGAGCACAAGGTGGAATTAGCAATACTTTAATTGTAGGCGGTACTTTTATGGATCTCAATCCATTTAATTACTGGTATTGCGTAGATTGGCTTGCAATTAATGTTTCTCAGTCTTTGGCTGCTGCAATCATTAATGGTAGCAACCTACCTACAAATCCTTTGTACTATAACCAAGCTGGTATCAATACCTTACAAAAGGTAGCCCAAGCAACAGTTAATAATGGTATTTCGTTTGGATTGATCCTATCTCCTGCAACAGTTAATGCTGTTCCGTTTACTACTTATGTAGCACAACATCCCGGAGATTATGCAACTGGTACTTACAATGGTTTAAGCCTGACATTTGTTCCATTGCGTGGATTTAACTCCATTACTATCTACTTAACTGCATCTAACATTCCAGTTTAAGGAGAAAATAAATGGCAAATCCACAAATTCAACAAGGTACATTAAATCGGCTACTAGCCAGCGTAGTTTATGCCAATTTCACAGCTTTAAATGTGACATCAGGCTATCTGGCTAGAGAAGCAATTAGTTTGTCTTTTGATGGCGATACTTCTCAACTTATTCCAACTCTGACAGGCGCAGTAACTAGCCCAGAGCCATATATTTTTGGGACTGTAACCATGCACTTGTTAAGAACTCAAGCTCTTGGCAATGCTTATAAGACTCAAATTGAAACAAACACTACTTTAGGTTCTGTAACTGTTTATCCAGATACTCAAGTATTGTCACCATTTCAATTAAACAATTGCGTTTTAATGAGTGTTCAGGAAACAACTTTTGATGGCACACAAGCTGGTTTAGTAGTTCGCTTGCGTGGTGTATACAGTATCAACTCAACTCTATTTGCTGCATCTTAATGAAGGAATAAAAATTGAAAATTGATCGGAATCTGTCCCTTGTGATGCAGGTGCAGACTGAGAAAAACGGAAAAGTTCACATTCATTCCACTTCTATCAGTCGTTCTGTATTTGAACAATTTTATTTAGAATTAGGTAAAGTATTTAGTCAATGTTTTGATAGTATCAATCAAGCGCATTTAGCTTTATCTGCACCCCAGTTAGCCTACCCTGCTTTGAAGTCAATAGCGCAGAAGGCGGGCAACTGGGATGGGGCAGGAGGAGTTAAATTCGGATTAGTTAATGAAATTATTCGATTAACTAATGTGGCAGTAAGTACCGAACATGGATGGGAAACCATCCCGTTCGATACGGCAGTAAAGAAAGAAATATTAAACGAGGATGAAGAAGCTGAAGCATTAAGCTCCCTAATTTTTTTTACAGCAATCTCCAAGGTTGCACCGAAAGACTTGAAAAATTCTTTCTTGGAGATGGCAGGTGCATTGCGAAATTGGGAACTTACATACTCGGATTGTACGGAGTACATGAATGGTTTGCCGATATTGACCAAGAAAGAAACTACTGGAAAGAAGGCGAAGGAATCATCCATAGTGTCCTAGACCATATTACTTACATAAATTTTGGCGAGTTTATGAAAGAAATAGGTTTTAAATGGGAAGATGCTTCAGAATATCGCCAAAGGTATTTAATTAGGGCTATTAAATCTAAGACTTTATTTTAATTACTAGGAACACAACATGACAGTAAAATCGGTAATTGAAATAGATGTCTTAGACGAAAAGTTTAAAGCGTTTCAAGCCGCTTTTGAAAAGTACAAAAAGTCTGTTGATGAGCAATCCAAAAAATGGAAAGAAGTCAACAAAACATTAGAAGAAGCTGAAAAACGTCAAAAAGCGTTTAATAAAGCACTTCAAGATGGCGCACAAA